GTAAGGTCGCCCGCCCCGCCCGCCGCCGGCCGAGCTCCGCTCGGTAAATAGTTGGACCTCGGGTCTGAAGAGACCAGACTCCAGCGTAGCCGGCCAGTCCGTTTTTTGGGTTCATTGGTTGCTTCGTATACGTCCACAGTTTGATTGCGTCGAATGCGTTCATATTCGTCCATTTTATGTTTGTTAGGTTTTTAGGATCGGATAGTTGAACTAAAAAATATTAGATATAGAAAAATGAGTTCATACAGAAGATTTCTGGCTGGTCTTCAAAAGACACAGTTCGAAGCCGATTGCGATGAATGGCGAGTGGGTATTAATCCGAACACTGGGCGCGTATATTCGGCCACCAAACGCGGCGATCTAGATTTCAGGCGTATGCGGGGCAAGTGCGACCCATGTGCCGAGTTTGATATAAGGCCAAGTCATAACCCACGCACAGGCAGGCGTATCTCTCCCAAACGCAACATCTACAGGCGACTTGTTCAAGAGTGTGGGTCCCCCAGGCGCAGCAGATCGCGTTCACGATCCCGTAGTCGTTCACGATCCCGTCGTCGTTCACGCTCCAGGAGCCCAAAGAGGAGATCGTCCACTACTCGCAGACGTAGCCGCAGCAGAAACAGCAGAAGCCGCAGGCGTTAGCGGGCTACGAAGGCTCGGTCGCTGCGACCGGAGGGAGCCTCCAGCGCTCGGCACAATGACGATACATACCTAAAAACTTTATTTGTTATCACAAAATGTCTGATTTAAAACATCCTATTGGATATCTTGAACGTTCAGACTTCTCAGACTCAGGAGATCTGATCGGGCAACTCGGAGGTAAACCCGTCTTTGTAATGATTCAAGGGAGCTATTGTGGTGGGTGCACAGCCTCCAAGCCTGACTTCCAGCGACTCGGCAACGACGGCGCCGTGACGTGCATGACCATTCAACTGGATGGAGATAGACAGGGTGAGAAGGACATCCAATCCTCAGGAGTCCTCAACAACATCTATCCCAACCTCGAGACGGTCCCAAGTTACATCCTCTACGTCAACGGTAAAAAACGCATCCCATACAAGAGCGGTGATAGGTCATTCGCTGCAATGAAACAGTTTGTACAACAGTACATTTAACCTTCAAAAGTAAACCAAAATGACTTAAAGGTGGGGTATCTATACGTAGATAGGCCAAGGTAGTTCCTTTTATTACGAGTGTTTTCCGAGCACTTTTGTTTTATACTACTAGCCTAGCGGGCTTCCGCGCGACCGAGCTTACGGGCAAGGTCGCTCTTTCAAAAGGCAAATATGGTTCCTTTAAACCATCAATAAGTGATATTCTTACCATCCGCCTTTTGAAACTACTTCTTAGTTGTAACCTCAAGTTGGTTACAACGGTAAGCAAATATTATGAATTTAGACCCCAAACGGTCAAGTGAATAGAAAACATCATGTATGACAATTATGAATTCATCAAAGCCTCTCTCTCTCTGCATAGCGCGGTAGCGGCGAGCGAGAAGAGCTGCTATAGTAGAGACCTCCTCAAATATGGCTATATAGCTCCCGACAACCTCTCAGAAACAGCCAAATCCGTCCTCATTGAAGAGGCCGTGAAGCTTAACAGCACGTTCTACAAGAGCTGGCATGACGTCACGAGCAAGACGCGTGAGGAACTGGCGATTGACCAATTCTACCACTACATCTCAGTAGCGATCAGTGACATCTACGGGTGTGGTGAGATAGTGTATGTGCCAAACAAGACTGACGAGCCCCGCAGCCCGCAAGAGCAATCAGTGCCATTCAGATTCATCAAAGGCCTTACGGTAGAGGAGATCAAAGACCTTACCAAGGCTATCCTCCATGAGAAGGTTGCCCTGAACGAAAGCACCATCGAAGCAGCGTTTAAAATCCTTCAAACTCATGAGGTAGACATCGACAAGGTCCAGAATCGCGACAGCCGTACCTACATCTTCGTCAAGCACGGAATCGAACCTCAGACCCCCCTCGAAATCCTCAGGTGCGCCGTGTACGACGTCACCGGAGAGCTCACCCTCATCAAAAACGAGGACATGTACAAGAAGATTGAATATGGTGATATCGCCCGCGTTATTAGATGGCTCAAAGGAAACGAGGAACGCCTAGCTACCATTTTCAATCGCTACAAACCCATCTTCATGAGTATGAAGACGTACTATTACGCCAAGTCTTACATCAACAGGATCAGCAAACTGTCCAAAAAGCTACACATCCCACTAAAGGCCTCGACCAATGAGCCCTCAACAGGGTATGAAGTGGTGAAGCACGTCAAATACCTTATCCAGAACAAGAAGCCAAAAGTCTATCATGTGAGGAACGGTAATATGTGGTGTACACGTGACCGCAAAAATGAGATCGACAAGTATGTCTCCAAACTAAAAGGACTACTTCCAGACACCTTCGTCCAGTCCCCTTACACACGTCTGGCGCTGCCAACCTCTGAGAAGAACTTCTGTGGTGCGTTCCCTATGGGTACCAAATTTGGAAGCTTCCCAGGAGGCGCCCTCATTATCGGCATCCACTGGAAGAACAAGAATGGGAGACGCGTAGACTTGGATTTGAGTGCGGTTGATATGGAAGGAAAGGTGGGGTGGAACTCGGACTACTACACCGACTGTAAAAACGTCATCTACTCAGGCGACATGACAGATGCATCGAATGGGGCCAACGAGTACCTCTACTTCAAAAACATCACCAATCCCAAAGTGGTACTGGTAAACAAGTACACATCTCATCAGGAAGAGGTCAATATGGACGTCATCGTGGCGACCTCGGGGTCAGCTCCGTTAAAGAACGCGGTGCTGGACGACAAAGATGTGATCGCCACGGCTAGCACAGTATGCGACGAGAGGCAGAAGACGCTAGGAATCGTGTACCCAACCGACGACGGTCCCATGTTTGTGCTCATTGACAAGTGCATCGGTAAGAAGCTGATGGTAAGCTCCGCTAACGAAGACTCTGATATCATGATTAACGCTTTCATGAACGACTACATTTACATAGATGAGTACGCGACAGCTACATCCACCGAGCGAGCGACCGAAGGTCGCAGGGCGGGGCTCCGCCCCGCAAGCTCGGCCGGCGGCTCCGCCGCCACAACAGAAACTCAATCCGTCATAGACCTCAGTAATGAGACAATATCAAAGTATGCAATGCTCAATATTTTCAAGTAGGTTAAAAAACTGCTCCACAACATCATGAGAAGTACAGCTCTAATTTCATTACTCCTAGGAGTAACGAATATGTTATGTGTCGCTAGCGCTCGTTAAAACGAGCGCTCTCAATAATGGCGATAGCCTTCTTTTTTACCGCTCATGAGCCAAGCGATGACGATGACGACCAGGATGACGGCGATAACGATGACCCAGGGATTGGTAAAGTAGCCCTTGATGGTTTCCATGATCACGCCACCGTACATATCGTTACTGCTGCTGTACCCGTCATAGCCGTGAGGGATGAGAGGATCGCGGTGTGCGGCATGTTGACCACCTCCATAGAATGCCTGTTGGGGGTATGAAGCCTGACCGTATGGACTGTCCTTGTAGTACATTTTTTGGTAACCAAGGAAAATATTTCAGAGAAAGCGCCCTGCATTAACGACCAATCAGAACTGAGTCACTATCACTATAAGCACTATGAGTAGTATCGATATGGCGAACATCTCGTACTTGTACAGTTTTGCAAAATCTAGGAACGTTTTATCTGGCTTCGCTGGCTTCGGCACTAGGGGATCAGGTGGACCGGCTACATGAGGTTTTGGCGGCAGGGGCTTAGATGGGTCTGATGGGTGCCTGTCAAATTTACACACTATGTCGTTCTGCACGTGGTCGATAGATACGTTTCCATCCTCAACGATGTCAAATAGGACTTGGCACATCTTGTCTGGGCATGTGGGGTTGGCGAGCTGGGTGGGGACTAGGTACTTTCCCGATCTGTTAGCGCATGCCGTGTACCAGCACCCGTCGTTAATGGAGTGTGCCCCCTTCATGGCCTGATACGCGCTGTTGTCGGCCCTGTTGATGCACTTGCAGTCCTCCGTGTTGTGGCGCAAGCAGTAGTTCTGTATTGTTGCGTTCTGGATGTGAGTGGGCTGCCTCTCAAACCACATCCTACATTCATTACCACCTTCTCCTATGGATTTGAGACGACTACATTCCTTCATTCCTTTGGGGCACGTGGTGATTTTCTGTGTACAGTATTTGGCCTCAATATCATTGTTCTCTCCAAATTTGTCTTTGTATGCGAGTACCTGTGCACGTGTATCGATCTTGTCTAGGTTGTAGATACATTTGAGGTTGGGTGCTTGCTTGTCCCACCCGTAATAGATAAGTGGGTCTTTACCTTTGGAGCTGCGTCCTATCTCGCACTCGTCTCTGTCCGGGTGCGCGCACCTGGGTTGCGACGTGCAGAAGCCGCCGCAGCAAGAATCGGTGCCTATCTCCCAATCCCCGATGTTGTGCGTCTTGTGACAGGGGACGCGCGCGCTGAATGCTGAACAATGAAAGCATCTACAGTCGCCTGGTTGATACTGGTGTTTTTGACTCGTCTGGACTATACGTCCTACTACATGTTCTCCCATGTTTTTATGGAAGGTGGAAAAAGATGTGGATCCCATATACTAGTAGCAGCTGTACCGAGCTCGGCGGGTTACGCGTATTGTCGTCTGTACATCCACCAAGCACCTATTACGATGATGACAACTAAAATGACTATCCACATGTTGCTACCACCGCCTCCAATGAAGATATCTCCAGGGTCAAATTCCCCACCACCATCTACGTCGATATCCAGCATTTTGCGTCTGTTGAGCTCCCTCACCTTCTGAGGACCGGCCATGTAGTACGCGTTAGATCGTTGCTTATTGATGTTCTGCTGGTACTTCTGAGATATCTGCTGCAAGTCAACCTGTTTTGGTCGCTCTGTCGCGCGGATAAGGATCATAGAACCAACAGGCCCACCAATCTCGGTCATGACCTGTTTGTCGAACTGGGCAATCTTGTTGAATGGATACATGGCCATCTTGAAGTAGCCTCCTGCGTTTCCCCACTTCTTTCCCCACGAGTTGCGGCAGTGCCAGTACGGGACATCCCCGACCTTGTCGTTGTCGTATTGAATGTTCTTGGCAACGCCCCACCCCACGATGCTGATGGCGTGGAGGCCGGCAGCCTCACTCGTCATGCTATCGCTAAACTTCAGTTTGCCCCCTTTGTACCCATTATAATCCGCGCGATCGAGGTACACGCCCCCATTGAAGTGAGGATCTGTGAAATTACCAGTGAAAAAGTTTTTCAGGACTACGTAGCCTCCGATCACGGGTCCGAAATCGAGGATATGGCTCTTGATGGTGTTCCTGAAGACATCAATAGGGACTTCGTTGTTAATGAAGAAGACGTCACTGCCGGTGTCGATCTTGTACAGGTACTTCTTCTCACCCTTGTAGTAGCATCCACATGGTTTAGGCATGTTGTCATTGAGCTTGGAGGCTAGAGTCTTTGCATCGAAGTGGCGCGCCGACGAGACGCTCTTGCACAGCTCTTTGTCGCCAGAACACCACGAATAATCTATACATGACGTGTCTGCGACGGGTTCGTTCTCAAGATAGGGGGCGATAGCGGCGGGATTGCCTCCAAAGCACCCTTTGTGGAGCTTCCCCATGGGGATGCAGGACATGAGGTAGGTCGCGCTGATGTTGGGCGACCAGTCAACCGCACCGGAGACGACCAAGCAGTCACCTAGGGTGTCGGCGAACGCTACGGCGTAGCAAGAACCGCAGGCGTGCTGGGTGCTCACCTCATGAATCAAACTTTTTTTTACCAGGTCAAGGGGGGAGTCGTGATTGGTCGGGATAGCCCATGAGAAGTTCTCGTGAACGTGTTCGTGGGTGTGCAGCTTATGAGGATGCTCCTTTCCTGAGTGTTTGTGCTGGCGTGGATCGTACGAACCCAAATCCAATGTAGGCAGCTCTTTTGAGAATCGGATGTCTGTGTTGAGTGGTGGGATAATAAGATATTTTCCTTCTTGATTAACATCATTAAAACTCTCTATTTTTGGATCAGTATGGGCATGTGAGTGTTCTTTTTTTTCGTATTTGGTGTGATCGTGAAAAGGGAGATGTTCGCTGAACCTGATGTCTGTATTGAGGGGTGGGATGATGATGTCTTCTGAGAACTGCTCCAACTCAGTAGCCGCACTCAAATGCCCTGCCGCAACGGTACTCAAACCGCCAGTTTCTTCCTGAAGTACAATAGCCCCCTGGTTCTCGAGGTACTGTGTTAGCTTATCTTCCTCATCAAATCCCTCAAGATTCATGGGTTTTCTAGAAATGTAGTTTTCCATGTTTTTATAGGAGGGTAAAAAGTTTATTTTGTTTACGCCTAGTATGAACCATCTAATGTATACCATAAAACTACTGTCCCTTGGGATATGAAAAGCAGGCTAAAAAAATAATCAAGGTAAATCAAAATGGACTATGAATCTATGACAGTACCCCAACTGAAGGATATTGCACGTTCCAATAACCTCAAAAACTGGTCCAGACTCAAGAAAGCAGACCTCATCCAGTTCCTCATCGACAATGTGCCGCGAGGAGCCGTGGGAGGCAGACCTCCCTCGCGCGGGAGAGGCCGGACCCCACGTCGCAGGTCCCCATCCCCGGCGCCGAGGCCCAGGACACCGAGCCCGAGGCCCATACCCCCATCCCCGCCCCGCACGCCGAGCCCGTCCAGCGGCCTTCGGAGGCCGAGGTCCAGGACGCCGAGCCGGAGCCTCAGGCGTCGTTCCCCCGCAAGGATCCCAAGCGGTCCCTTCGGAATCGCCAAACTGAAGAAAAGACAGTGCGTTAGGAACCTCCGCAAAGACGTGGTCGCCGTGGCTGAGGACTACGGGATCTCCATCACGAAGGCCGATGGGAAAAAGAAGACAATCAAAGAACTTTGTGTTGAGATCGATATCGCCGGCGCACAGCAACTCCCAATGCCTGTAGCAGCCACCCCTCCCAGGACGCACACACCATCACCACTTCAAATACCTCGTCCCATTACACCACCCATCCTCGAATCTGTACCTACCGGTATGATTCCAAGGGCCGTCGTCTACGCACTCCTAAACATAGATAGGGATATGACCAAAGCAGATCTTCTCAAACCTAAAGTCCTCAACAAACCAACTCTGGTTCGGTATGCGGAAGAGCTTGGAATCAAAGGCAAGTCTCTCACAAAGGAGGTTCTGTTGGATAGGATTGTGGCTGCCCAAGTTGCACGCGACATGCCCGTCATGGCGCAGGCGATTGAAGATGAATCTGAGGTGATCGCTGATGAGATCGTAGACCACGTATCTGAGATGGTGATCGCTGCGGGGGAACAACCTCCCGCTCAAGAGGAGGTACAAGCCGTCGTTCAGCAGCGCGTCTCTACGGGTGAGTCTGTGAACTCAGCCATTGTAGCGGACGAGATCATTGCCGAACAACAAAGTGAAGATATCATCGAGCGACCGGAGGTCGCAGGGCGGGGCGAAGCCCCGCAGCCCAGCTCAAGACGAAGCTTATCTTCGGTCTCCAGCTCAAGACGAAGCTTGTCTCCACAGTCATCATTCCTCTCATCTCAGGTCTCCAGCCTCCTGTCGAGGTCTTCCATGTCCAGCATTACCAGATCAAGCGTAGCCAGCAGCGTGGAAGTAGCAAGCAACATCAGCAACAAAGTGGCCGAAGATATAGTGGACGAAGTAGCAGACAGAACGGACATATCATCCGTCAGGCGTACCATTGATGAGGTGGTTGAGGAGCAAGGCGTGAACCTGGATATTGACTCCAACAAGCTGGAAGAGGTGGTTAGCGACGAGCAGGCCCGTGAAGCAGTGGAGAGCGTGGTTGATCGCGCCACAGACGAGGGCCTCATCTCAAAAGATGAGGGTAGCGAGATCCTGCAACCCCTGAAGGACGAGGTGTCGGCAGTAGCAGCAGCAGCAATCCGCACCGGTGCGCGCCCCAAAGTGATCCAGCAACGTTCATCGCGGAGGTCCCAACCCATCACGAGGCAGATCAGAGGCGAACAAGACATCGAGCGCCTTCTTAGGGAGATTCAGAAGCCCGAGGAGAGCATCAACAACATGCCACTCATCCAAAATAAGGTGTTCAGGTGCTTAGGTGTTGTCAATTAGTAAATACCAATGTAAATTTGAGAAATTGAGTTATCTTTCATTACCTCTAGGGGTAACGAAGTACAAAGTTTTCTTCAGCACATAGCGGCTCCGCCGCCGGCCGAGCGGAGCTCGGTACCTTTGAGGAGAACAGGCGATATCCACTTTGCGTGCTTCAGAATTAGGTATATTTTACGCTTCTTCAGGTCTTCGATTGATAGTGGATGGTCTGGCACGGCGGGGCTTCGCGCCAGTTCCGGGTAAGCGTCGTAGATCTCGCGATCTAGGAAGCCTACTCTGTGTGTGTTGTTGTTGTAGTATAGAGACAGACTTCCCTGGAACTGAGATATCAGAACCTTGACATCGGAATCAATTTCTGAGAAGATAGAACTCATTTTGTGTCTACAAAAATGATTTTTGGACAAGTTAGAATACTAACATAATTAAGCATGGATACGTATACTGTTATCATAGACTCCCTTTTGGCCCAAATAAGCTCCGAAATGAGGGAAGAGAAGGACTGGCTCTTGAGCCAGGTATATGACGATCTTGCCGACGAAGAGGACCCGCAAGTGATCGAGACATATATCGAGGATGTCATCAAACAGGGTAAGCTCGGGTGGGACCACGCCTCGTTCAACAGCATCAAACAGAGCCAACAAGAGCAGGACGACTACATCCTCAATCCATTTGAGGCAGAGGAGGGTGTCGTCGAGTGCAAGAAGTGCGGTAGCTGGAAGGTCTACTCCGTGTCGGTGCAGACGCGCGCCGCCGACGAGCCCGTGACGACCATGGCCCAATGCACTATGTGCAAGACCAAGTGGCAACAATGATAGATGCGAGCACCTAATTCTTTTTATAAACAACGTCTTCGTAAGTCTTCGTAAGTCTTCGTAAGTCTTCGTAAGTCTTCGTAAGTCTTCGTAAGTCTTCGTAAGTCTTCGTAAGTCTTCGTAAGTCTTCGTAACCCTACGGGGTTATGAAATATGACGCTCACTGCTCCCAGGTGAACTGAGGATGCCCAAAGTGCCCGTTCTTTGACGTCTCCCTGTAGATAGGCTTGTCAAGTTTCAACTGTTCAATGATCTTTGCGGGTCGTAGGTCAAAGTTCTGCTTCACTATCCCTGCCAGTCCCTCGTCGTTTATCTTGCCAGTCCCGTACGACATGACCGAGATGGACACCGGCTTAGCTACCCCTATGGCGTATGAAATCTGAACAAGGCATCGATCACATAACTTTGACTTGACAAGGGACTTGGCCACCCACCTGGCTGCATACGCCCCGCTCCTGTCCACTTTTGATGGGTCCTTACCGCTGAATGAACCCCCGCCGTGAGCACCCCCCCCTCCGTACGTATCTACGATGATCTTGCGCCCCGTCAACCCCGAGTCGCAGAACGGCCCTCCCATGACAAACGACCCGGCCGGGTTGATGTGGTAGATCGTGTCGTCGTCTAGCATATCCTCGGGGATCACCTTCTTCACAACCTCATCCCTCACGATCTGTCGTACGTAATCTAGGGTCACGTCAGGCGAATGCTGCACAGATACAACGACTGTATGGACCTTCACAGGCTTGCGGTGCGCTCCACTTGGGCTTGCCTCCTTCATAGTTCCTTCTTCTGGTGCAGTCTCATCGTCGTACTCTACGGTAACTTGGGTCTTTGAGTCGGGGCGAATCCAGCAATGCACCCCATGTCTGCGCATCTTATGAAGGAGGAGGTTGATGTTCCTCGCGTATATGAGGCTGACAGGCATCAGTTCCTCAGACTCGTTGGTCGCGTACCCGAACATGAGCCCCTGGTCGCCGGCACATAGCTCCTCCCTGTCCACGTGGACGCCGGACGCGATCTCGGAAGCTTGACTCACTAAGTTGACCATGATGGAACAGGTCTTGTAGTCGAACCCCATCTTTGCGTCGTCGTAGCCTATGTCCTTGATAACGTCGCGTGCAATCTTCTGGTAGTCGATCCCAGAGGCCTTACTCGAAATTTCACCAAAGATCAGGACCATACCGGTACAGCACACAACCTCACAGGCCACCTTGGCGGTGGGGTCCTGAGAGAGGTGGGCATCGAGGATAGCGTCAGCAATCTGGTCACACATCTTGTCCGGGTGACCCTCCGATACGGATTCAGATGTAAATAACATGTTTTACAGTCATATAAGTAGTCTTTAACTCATTCATGGGCACCCTTGACGCTATGTACTGATCCAGAAACTATCATAACCATAGAAAATGCAAACATTGACACTGATCATCCTGTTCATCGTATTCATGTCTGCTTGGTACTTACTCAAGACTAGTTATGAGTCGTACCTCGAGAACGAACCCACAATCATGAGGTTGAGGAATAAACTAACACCTGTGTTCCCCGAGCTCAAATTTGTGAAGATGATGAAGGGGGATGCCTCGTACACTATCAACAAGCAGAAGATCTACCTCTGCACGGAGACCAACGGCGAGGTCTACGACGACAATATGCTTACATACGTGACGCTGCACGAGCTGGCCCACACGCTTTGTCCTGAGATCGGGCACGGCAAGCAATTTCAGGACATCTTCCAAACACTGCTAGGAAGAGCCGAGCGCCATAAATTATTTGATCCACACAAGCCAAGGGTCGAGAATTACTGCAAAGCGGGCGCTAGCGGCGAACGCCGCCCTGCGACCGGAGGTCGCTAGCGGCAATAAGGAGAATGACTGATATGTATTAGTGTTCCTATAAAAATATCTAAGTAATAAAAACAAGTTATAATGGCAGGAAATATAAGTCTTGAAGCATCAATTCGTACATGCAAGATCGATCCCGCGTATGCATCCAAGGTCCAGAGCGATCGATTCCTCAACCCGGGGAACATGGTATGCCCGATCTGGAATGGGTACGATAGTGCGGGTCGTCCTGCATGCGCCGACTCATTTAACACTAAGAACCCCGGCTGCAACACCGCAGAGGACCGTGTGTTCGTGGAGAATTATCAACGACCCCAATACGTCGAGTACGTCAACCTGAGCAGCGGCGGTATCGACGGCGAGTTCTATGGCCCTACTACCCCTTACTCCATGACCCAGTGGTCCAAGATGAAGGGCTCCTCAGACCTGCACACCATCAACAACATCGCAGGCAACTACGGCCTCCAGTTCGGTTCAAACATCTACCCCAACTCCGGCGTTCATGCCTATGCAAGAGGTATGCAGCAGAACGCAGAAGCTATGAGGAAGTTCTCCTCATATAATCAGGCATACAAATCTAACTATATGAAAAACGTCGCAGGAGTCGGCTGCGGCTGAGATAGTTCACATTCACGTCTTCACATCTATAACCCCGAGGGGTTACAGATCCATTGTAGACCTTACCGATAGAGGTAGATCTTGCTGAGTCGCTGCAATGAGGGGTCGTAGCGTTTGTACTCGGCCGTGCACTCAGGATAACACGGATACCTTGTCTTGATACCGGGCCTGAAGCAATGTTGCGGGTAAGAATGCCCGGTGGTTCCTTTCCAGTACGTGCGCTCAAGCCTTGGCCTAAACCCGGCCTCACGCTCTACTATGATAGGTAGGTCAGACATGTACTCACCCCGCCACCAGTCCGGGTAAGGGAAGTAGGCCCTCCCCTCTTGAGTGATGACATCCGTCTGGGAGTAGCGGTAGGGGTTGTCGCTGTTGTTCTTCAGGATCTTCTCCTTAGCTATCAGGACTTGATTATTTAGTGTCATTTTAATAGAGAATAATTTAGTTGAATGAAAATAAGCTCCAAGATTAACTTAATTTACTTAATTAACTTAATCTTGAACCAAACAAAATGGTAGAACAAACGTTGATGCTATCGAGCCCCAAGGCACAACCATTTGGAGTCTTGAGTAGCAAGGCTGTGATCGACTTTACCGTCGGCTCACACTCCGTCCCGAACCCCAAATATAGCTTCAGGCATGGAGCCTGGAAGACCGTGACTCAGTACGTGTACGTCAACATGTTCAAGAAGGACAAACACCGACAACGTATGAGCGAGATGCTTGCCCCCAATCCCTTCAATAACATGCTTCACCTCCGTGAACAGGAGGATGTGGAGATATACAACGAGGCAGTGATGAAGAGTCTGCGAGAGCGGTTCCGTCAACGTGAGGAACTGAGGACCAGACTTTATCAGACCAGAGGCAAACAATTGATCCACAGTAATAAAGAGATCTTGGGTATGCTCAACCACCTACGTCTCCAGAACAACCAAGTGGTGTACGACCCAAAGACCAGCAGAGAGATACCCAGATCTGAAGTTCTTCAAGTTATTAGCGGTGTGGAGGAGGAGATAACAAAGAACCCATCATTCCCCGACCATATGGACTTTGCAGACATGAGGAAGTACGCAAAACGATATGGTTACAAAGATCTACCACTCAATGACGAGATCTTCCTTAATATCAACTACATCGTCCCTATCATCAAGTATAGGCTGCGTGAGCGTCTCTGGAACCAAGAACTTGAACAATTCAAGGACCATCTTCTCGATGTCTTTTTGGACGACATCCTTGAGGATGAATACCCTAACCTAGATCCTTCTGAATACACAGAGGCGAAGCGCCAGCAGATCGCCAAAGAGAAGAGGCTTCAGGTGTACAAGGACCAGCTCTACGACCTTTACACCAAAGGAATGAAGGAGAACGACCACATTCTGGAAAGGCTTCGCTTCACACCCGACAATACGCTTCGCGAAATGGGCCGCAGCGCCCGCGAGATCAATGATAGACTCATGACCCCTGAGGCGCAGGCGGAGAAGATCTACATCAAACCCGATGACCCGTTCCTTCCTCATTACATCGAAGATGTGATGATGGACGGGAAGCGGTACGTGTCGGCAGTGCACTACGCTTACGCACGTATGATTGCGAATCTGCTCGACGTGGGGGAGCTGCCAGGGCTTGAGACGTTAGATATCAACACTGTGGAGCTGAGGGACCTGGTCGATACATACAATGACATCAAACGAGATTGGATTGATCACAACATGAAGGCCAATAACGAGGTGGCCGTAGGGATGAAATTTGAGCAGCATTCGCCTCTAGTTCACTTGTTGCTTGCTACGAGAGGATCTAAGGTGATCTGGAATGATCGATCTGATCCTGTATTGGGGGTAGGTTACGATGACAGGGGCGCCAACAACACTGGTAAGCTACTTGAGTACGTGAGGGACTCTTGGAGGAATGCGTCTCTGCAGAACAGGCTCATATCATCATACGGGTCTATCGCGAACAACGTGTGGACAAACTCATGGATGATGAGCATGGCACAGGACTTCAAGAACACGATGCTCCTCCTTCAGGACCCCACAACGGCGGACCTGGAAGTCATATACAGCGTGCATGGCATACCTGGGAGCCCTGGGACAGACGATGTCCAAACCCTCCACAGATCAGGCCTTAACAACGACCAGATTTCAATTGTGTTCCCCGTGATCCTGGCTATGTACCTGCCCATGCGGGACAAGACTGAGGGGGAGCTCATGAACGATGAGGCCGTGGTATACTTTACCGAGAACGACTACAGAGGGAGGAAGAAGGAACTGAATGATGATCTTGGGCGAGCCAGAGATCGTCTGGGCAGGATGGCGGAGTTGGTCCAGTTGGCTGACGGTGTAGATAAAGGAAAATTCGTGATGAGCATCCTCGGAAATAAGCAGACTAGCAACAAGAACGATGCACGTTGGTACCGTGTGTACAAGTGGTCGCATTAAAGACTTCTCGCCGCTCGGTCGCTCACGATTTGAAAATTTGATGAAATATTTGATGTTGGAAGTTGAAAATCAAGCATGAGGAAATAACTTAACTAAGTAAGACTATATCAAAATGACAATGAACATGAACGCAAATGCTCTCATCTCATGTATCGGCTCCTCTCTTCGCGGATTCTTTGAGTTCTGCGAGGCTCAGAATGGAGTGAAGGCAGATGAACTGGATACCCTCTTTGCTCAGTTNTTTGATGATGCCGAGAAGGCTGCAGCTAGCGGGGCGACGGAAGGTAGTGACGTCGCGCAGGCAGTCAAGAAGCCAGCCAAGAAGGCTAAGAAGTCACCGTGTTCAGTATCCGACAGCGACTCGGAGTCTTACCACGTACCCACAGACATCGACAGCGACTCGGAGGTGGCCAAGAAGGTCCCTAAGAAGACCCCCAAAGCTGTCGGTAAGCCTAAGAAGAAGGAGACATCCGATCACAGCGACTCGGAGGACGATGACGACACACTAATCAAGAAGCCTGCAACTAAGAAGCCTGCAACTAAGAAGGCTGCAACTAAGAAGGCTGCAGCTAAGAAGGATGTTGAGAAAGAGGTGAAGAAGGATGCCCGTAAGCCATCTGGGAAGGGGAAGGACCTCAAGCCTAGGGACGAGCAGACGTCTATTGGTTCGGCTGATCTGAGTAAGAAGAAGTTGCCTGAACTGAAGGCTCTTGCCAAGGAGCGAGGTCTTGCTGTGTCTGGGACAAAGGCCCAGGTAATTGAGAACATCCTCAATTATGAGAAGGATCAAGAAGGTACTTCCGCAGAACAGCCTGAATGCGAGGATGATCTGAATATTGAGGTCAAGAAGCCTAAGACCAAGCAGAAGCTGTGTGAGCCGGCTACTACAAAGAAGTACGAGATTATACAACGTCACGGTCTGAAGATGGTGGAATACAATCCGTTGGACGGCTGCTTTGTGCTTGATGCCAATAACGTGGTTGTGGGTTGGGTCCATAGAGACGATGATGAAATCGAAGATGAAGATGACGGTGTTGATGTCAGGGCGCTTGACAAATACAGCTGTGAGATGGCAAAAGAACTTGGGCTTAAGTATGAGGTCCCGGACAACCTTGATCAGTAAGTACTATATAAGTATTCTTTTTTCTCCTACTATCGATTTCATTCCCTTCGGGGAATAAAATCATACCAGCATTCAAATTTATTTTCTAGATGACTAAAAATGTCTGGTTTACTCACTAATAATAATATTGGAAGCTATGGAAGTGGAGGTCCCAACGTCGGGGGTGGTTGCAACTACGCTCAGTTGGGAGCCTACAACCAAGGATTCAGAGGTATCCGTCCGCCTGTTCCTCTCACTGCAGTGTCTGGATATTACGTCGTGCCGGCGTACTCGGCACCCGGCTATGATACCCTCACTCATGGATCCTCCGATGGATCTTGCGGAAGTTCTTCAGGAAACTACTTCAGTATTGGTCGCGCGTATGGGCAAAACGCGGGAAATTGCAGCACAAAATACATGGGCTCAGTCTGCCAATAGATGACGATGAATGAAGTTAATGAAGTTGAATATAGATCCCCAACAATCAACCTTCAAAATAAATCATGGTTATTCATACCCAACACCCTCAAACCATCTTAGACAGCATCGTACAGTTTGTAGATATAGTTCTATGCTTTGACAACCATCTCAACTCAGAATGTATTGAGGATGCGCGTCGTCTCAAATCTGTTGTGATATCGCTTCTCAAGAAATGCAATCTCCATCCCTTCCTGACCACAGTTGGTCACTCTGTCTCATGCATCTCACCCGACTGTACCCCGTCTTGTCGTATGTTCAAACGCGTTCGTTCTCACATCCAGGTCACAGAGCCTCGTGAGCACGTATGCGCCATCATGCACATCTACGGTCAGCTCCTCAGGATGCACGTGGACACGTGTGTGAAGGACTTCTGTGGTATGCATAGCTGCAAGGACATGAAGAAGATACGCGAAGAGCAAGGACGCATGGTCTTACCAGAAACGTTTGCTCAAAAGGAATATGCACTCAGGTGTTCGATAGCTGCCATGCCGCAGGAGGAGCGAGGCACCCCGAGCTGATTAAGTAGGTTTCAATAGATCTATATCCCCTAGGGGATATAGAAAACAATCATACGAGCTCGGTCATAAAAGTTGAATTTTCTAACCGTTAGCATATCTCACATATAAAACACTATGTCAGAACGTCTAACAAAGTACAATCATGTGATTGTTACTGAAGGTAAGAAGATTGAGTTTAAATGTTCCACATGTGGTACATTGGACGTGATTGCGCCAAGTCTTCTCACACGCGATATCAAATCTAATCAATATCTCTGTTGTGACCCAATGCCAGTGGATCCTGAGATCATCAATGGGTTGAAGGTTATTGTAGATAAAAGCTAAATTGGGTCTTGAGTGCCCAAAAGGTCATAGGTTGTGTATGGCCTGAATGCGTGTCTGAGAAGATGGTCGCTAAATGCCCGATGAAAAACGAGGCTGTGAAGAACAAATTCAAAGAAACACGGCGTAAGCAACGAGAGGACCGTGAACAAGAGTTAATTGAATCAGGAAAGACTCCTGAACAAGTACATCTTGAGAGATTTGGTCATGTATATGTTGGCATTGAGGAGATGGATATAGTACGGGCCAAAAACGCACATGTAGTCATCTTCAATTGTGGGTCATGTGATAATAAAAATGTGATACCACAGAGTCGTCTTCAAAGATATGTGATGGACTCATCGTGCTTACATTGCCTACAACCCACAAATGAGATGGTTGGAAAGTACACACTCATCACGCGTCGAGAAGGGACCAAGTATGTGGCACTTCTATGTGATGCCGGCCATCGATTCTGGATAAGAGAGAAGGAGGTGATTGAGGATGGTAGAGGCTGTCCAGATCCAGGTTGTAGTGACAAACTGAGGCGTGAAACTTGCATGGAAAAATATGGTAATGAGGTGGCATGCCAAGCGTCTGAAGTGAAAGAGAAGATCAAAGGAACCCTCCAAACAAACTATGAGGTTAATAACCCTTTTGAGTCATCTGAAATACGTGAGAAGGCTAAAACGTCCATGGTTGCACGTTATGGTACACAACATCCAATGCACGTTGAAGAGATTGTGGATAAGATGAAACAGACGAATTTGGAAAGATATGGAGAGGAATACGTGGGTGCAGTTAGACGCGATAGGTATAAAAAATAGAATAATAGGACTTCAACATCTATAACCCCGAGGGGTTACAGAGACTGAATGTATTCAAGGGAAAGACGTGGTTTGGACATCTCCCATTGCGGCAGATGCAGCTCCATAGACTTGATGACTCATGTTGGTCTGGGCCATATCGACACCGCCGATCGTGGTGTCTGTGCCGCCAGACGAGTTGTAGATAAGGTTGGCAAGGGAATTGTTGGTCTCATTATTCACACCACCCATAACGTTCATAGCGCCTTGTTGGAGTACTTCTAGAGCGTTATAACTTTGTGAAGGGATCATCCAGTTTCCGCTTATTGGTACAATTGGTAAATCTCCTCTAATAGGATCTCCCTGACCTCGTAGTCTGGAATTTCTATTGGCGTACATATACCTGTCATACACGATAGGTTGTTTCATTTCTCCGTCTTGTGTCACAAAAGCTGCTTGATCAGGTTCAGCTACAGTACTTGTGGGCCATCCATCAGCTGACCCTGTCGCTACAGCCATATTAAGGACTTGGTTATAGTCCCCGTTTGTATACGCCGCTGAATAAGGGTTGTGAGGGTCGAGAGGAACTTTAGGCACACCGAGATATTTACTCTCCTGCCATCCATATTGAGGGTTTGCCCCCTGGTACCCCTCACCNCTCATTTCGTTAAAGCCGCTACCTGGAATACCCTCAGCAATCGCGTAATTGAGCGGGTCTGGAGGGTTGGGCTTTTCTGAAAGGGGATCTTGAGGGACACCCATTTGGTTGTAGTTGGGGAACTTGCTCCTCAGGTCTGCACCGTAATTAACGTTTGAGAAGCGGGGGCTGAGGATACCTTGGAAATTGGGAACCTGAAAGAAGTCCTGAGTGTTTGGATTCTGGAACATCTTCTCAGCCTTAACTTGTCGGCTGGGGGTCATCCAAAATCCTTCTTTTGTGTCACATGTATAAGCCATGTAGATCGCTGTTCCGAGAAGTGCGATCAGTACAGTTGTCAACACTACTTGATTCATTTTTATAGAGGTGATAGAATATTTTGGTGGTAGGGGCCCGAAGGGTCGGCGATGCAGGACAATTAAATGAATTTAGCCATATAGAGACATACTCAAAACAAACCATGAATCAACAATCCAAAATAACGGCAAACTCAAAAAATCGTGCAAGCGATCTTACGGGTGAGCGAACGGGCGTGCAGGGGGTGGAGCCCCGCAAGGCAAGCCCGCCCCGCACGCCCCGCCGCACCCGCAAGGTAACCACTCTCGACATGCCAACCAAAGACAAGGTACTGGACACGGAGACAAAGAAGATGGTCCAGTACGTCTCATCTATAGTCAACCTCTCAACTGGCAAACGCTACCGATGTTGGTGGTGCACGCTCACCATAGATAACGAGCCAATCGGGTGTCCCATCGGAGTGAAGTTCTCGTATCCAGACAACGACCCGCAAGCGACCGAAGGTCGCCGGCGGGCTTCGCCCGTCCGCCCCGCAGCCCGCTCAGAAATCACTACATACTCGACAGACGGGGTCTTCTGTTCCTTCAACTGCGCCAAAGCCTACATCAACGAGAAGGAGCGTGCGAACGTGATGTACAAGAACAGCAATGTCCTCCTTGCTCATATGGTCTGCGACATGAACGGACGCATCGCGCCCGTGTCCATTGAGCCATCGCCCGATAAGCGACTTCTGATCGAGTACGGAGGACACATGACGGAACACCAGTACAGACAATGCTTCGACCGCATGCTTTACACCGAGAAAGGTATCATCAAGATGTTCCCAACAACTGTCATATTTCAAGAAGAAGAGAAGCTCAACAGAGGAGGCAGCCGAACACCAACGAGCACTCCTCAAAGACGATAAATTACCGGACAATTCTGTGTCGCCGGCTCATGTTGTTTACAAATCATCTTCGTGAAATAAAATGTTTCAGATCATCCTGATTATACTAATCATCACTTTACTACTTGCATTGGTCTGGTGGAACGTAACAACCAGAGACATCGCATACTTTGACGGCCTCTCGATGGTTGAGCTCGACCCGCGCTTCACAAGACTCACCAAAGGTCAGAAGGACGATCTCTCCGTCGATCTCAAGTTCCCAAAGGACGGTGCCAGAGACGGTATCCTCCTCTTCATGGCGGGGAACGGCACCAACGATTTCCAGATCGTCTACGTCCAGGACGGTAAGCTCATCGTCAACACCAAAAACAGCAAGCCCGCGTCATTTGTTCTGGACCCAGACATTGAGGCCAACGTCAAGAACCAAGATTGGATTAGGTTGGTATTTACCATACCTGATGAGTTCAAAGACGATATGATCTACTTTGGAGGCGCCCCCATTAATCAGATCCCCAAGAACACGCTCAAGTTTGCCGGACAGTCCAAAATCATCCCGTTCCCGGATAAAAACCTCAAGGCGTGTACCAACAGATGTTACCTCAACGATATCAACCTCAGCGAACAGTTCCAGAGAATAGGCCTCAAATCAGATTGATCACCAAAGCCAAAGCCAAAGCCAAAGCCA